ATTATTGTGATAACTGTGATTTTGGAACAAACGCTACTATTTTATTTCAAAGACATTTAGAAACAAAAAAACATTTAAATTTGTAAAAAAATAATATGTATTATAATTATATAAATGGCAAACGTTTCTAGTTATACCTTTGACAACATGAGTAGGATTGGTTTAGACTCGTGTAACAAATCACAAACTGATATTCAAAATGTGTCTTCTTGTAATTATATGACCCAAAACTATTTCGCTTCTGATTGTTCGATGAAAAATGTTAAGGCACTCGCGACTACTCAACCTGGCATAATGTACAATGGTGGTTTCAATTCTGGCGCAGGTGGTTGCAACATTGACGACTCCTCGAAACTGCAAATCGGCACTATCCAAACCCATCCCAAGGCGCGCATTGACTTGTTCCAAAGACCCTTCGCTACTGTGCCGTTTTTAGGACGTGGTGCTGTGAACCCTATTATGGAGTCGCAAATACAACAAGGTGAGCAACTCGTGAACAAACGCAGTGTCAATAATTTGAGCGAGAAGAGTTATATTAAGTATCACCAGACACCTCTTTTGCCTGCTGTCAAAAATAGAATTGATAATTCTACCAAGATAGAGAGTGATGCGTCCGAGGGTTGGATCCGTGGTGGTGTGCCGTCTCGTGAACTAACGCGTGATAATGATTACAAGAGCGCTTAAATTATACTTTTCTAAAAAAAAGTATAGCAAAAAATACTTTTCTTGTGAAACTGTGGAAAAGTATAGCAAAACCAAAAATGATATTTAAATAAAAATAGTTTAAATATTATTCCAGTAATTTTTTATGTATAATACCAAAGTAGTTTGCACATATAACACACCAGAAGTCTTTTTAGAAACAGATGATATTACCGACGACGAAAAGGCGTTTGTTCGTGACATCATTTATCGTCAAGAATTATTGGATATTTTGGATATCGACTATGAAAATGAGGACAATGATAACGATGAAAAAATAAGTGAAGCGGTAAAAGAACTGTATAATCGAGTCAAAGATTGTTCCGAATTGACAAATTGTATGGTTAAGGTTGCTGTCAATTATATGACGAGCGACGAAGAAATTGGGTTGATGATTTTGTTTTCTTATGATTACATGTATTTAACCCATATTTGTATAAGCGAATATTTAGACACTGGTGCAATATCAGACGAGAATATGAAGAAGTTGGATAAAGCAATATTATAATACTTTTCATAACTTCGTGAAAAAGTATATTAAGTTTTTTGTTATACTTTTTTCACGAAGTTATGAAAAGTATATACAATTAAAAGTTTTTTGCTATACTTTTTTTTACGAAGTTATGAAAAGTATATACAATTAAAAGTTTTTTGCTATACTTTTTCTAAAAGTATTATATAAATGGCGTCTACCCGTAATAGAAATACACCCGGCAATTACAATTTAGAACAAAGAGAATATAGGCAATTTGAGAATTATACATTGTATGCCAACTCGCAATATGGTGCCGCATATAACACAAGACTTCCAGGTAATGGTTTGATGCCCGCGCAAATACCTTGGAATAAAATGTCATACAACGCACCGGACATCGAGTCATTTTTATTAGGAATCAATTCGACAAATTTAGTGAATCCTGCGCCGTGTTTTGTTCCGGAATTGAAACAGTTGGAATCAACCAATATTTATGAAAAGAAAGCAATACTTATGCCTCAACCTTTAGTAGTAGAAAAGAGTCAGCGTCCTTTTCCGGTTCCTAATTAAACTTTTTTGGAAATAAAATAAAATTAATAATAATTTTAAATTAATATATCTTTTAATTAATTTAAAATATGTCCGCTTTTTATATACATGAGTGGTAATATAAACGCACTAAATATTACTAGTGAAAATATTACAGTAACAAATTTGAATGTAACAAATATCAATGGGAGACCATATAGCGGGTCTGGAAGTTGCGGAGGTTATTATACTGCTTGTCCGAGTTGTGATGACCAACCTAGTGAAGAACCTTGTGTCGAATGTGGAACCGGAGAAGTAGATCCGTGTGATTGCTTTGTAGATTGTAGAGGTCCTCAAGGCGCCACAGGAGCACAAGGATATCAAGGTGCTACGGGAGCACAAGGTTTTAGAGGCAACACAGGAGCACAAGGCAACACAGGAGCACAAGGTTCAACAGGAGCACAAGGTCAAAATGGACAATCAAATAGTTACTACCTTTATAAAGCAAATACATCAATTACTAGTGGAGACCCTACACCAGGATATATATTATGGGATAATAGTGCGAATCAAATAGCATCAACCCAAATAAATATAAGTCATTTAACATCTGATAATGTAGATATAGATGTATTTTTAGCATTAATAAAACCAAATGATATTTTTGTTATTCAAGATGCTGTTGATTCAAATAATTATCAAACATGGAGAGTTACAACATCTTCATCTCCTATGCCAAATAGTTATTTTATTACTACGGACACAATAATAGATGGTTCATATAATTTTGTGATGAATCAACAAGTAATTTTAATAATTCAATCTGTTGGACCTCAAGGACCACAAGGGTTTCAAGGCAACACTGGTGCTCAAGGATTCACAGGAGCACAAGGAAATACAGGAGCACAAGGTTTTCAAGGCTCTACAGGAGCACAAGGCTCTACAGGAGCACAAGGTTTTCAAGGAGCACAAGGTTTTCAAGGGGAAACAGGAGCACAAGGTTTTCAAGGAGCACAAGGTTTTCAAGGAAACACAGGTGCTCAAGGCGCAACAGGACCGCAAGGACCAAATAATACTAACGGTAATTTTCAATTTGATGATATGTGGGGTTCCGAAGCAACAAGAAATGGACCATTTGCTATGTATCAAGTTGAAAATGGGGGTGGGGCAGCAGCTGCTAGTCCTCAATCTTTAGGTGCTGCTGATGGTTATAATGGCATCACGAGAATATTTACCTTAAATGGTAGTGCGGGTGTTGTAGGTTGGACAAGTGGAAGTTCTCTATGGTTTCGAAATATTCTAACAAATGGCGTAGGTTTCACAATGATATTCCGCCCACATGCTCTACTCACAGCACTAAATAGTACTGTATGTGCCGGGTTATCAAGTGACCTTTCGACAACAGCGCCTACAAATTCTATTATGTGGCGGATTTCAACAAATATAGCAACATTAAATGTATGGAATTTAATTGTTGATGGTACACAAGTATATAGTACTGGTGTAGTTAGTATTCCGAATTTTTGGCATAAAATAACAGTAACCAGAACTGGTTCATTAGCATATACGTCTACACTCCAAGACATAACAACAGGTGGACCAATTTATAGTTTTTCAGGAAGTGTTGTTGCGAGTAATGTTAATTTATTTATGGGCGGACTTGTTACTTCTACTGCTGCTACAACATCTAAATACTTGGATATTGATTATATTAGTTGTGAATTTAATTCGGTACACTAAAAAATACTTTTTATAATGAAATAAAAAAGTATTACAAAAATAAAACTAATATACTTTTTCTTTATTTCATTAAAATATTTCAAAAATACTTTAAAATATTTTAAAAAAGAGTATTTTTGCTCCACTTTTTATAATGAAATAAAAAAAGTGGATATATATATATATGTCAACTAATTATACACAATATTTAGGAGCGAAAAGATGCTGTGATTTAAAAGTACAAGGACCACAAGGTCCACAAGGAGCAACAGGACAATCTATTATAGGACCAATGGGATATCAAGGATCAACTGGTGCTACAGGATCTCAAGGTGCTACAGGGCGGGGATGTAGAGGTGCTACCGGAGCACAAGGGTATCAGGGTGCCACCGGCAGAGACGGGTCTGCAGGTGGTAATGGTGGATTGCCATTATATTTAAATTATACTGATTCCGCGGCATATCCGCCACCAGATGGTAATACAACGGCGCTCTTAACACCTATTATTCATTCTAACTCAGGAACAACAGTTACATATAATGCAATATCTGGTCCTTCTACATTTCAATCATTTATTTCAGATTTAGAGTTACAACCTGAAATCAGTGTAATTCCTCAAGGTGTTTATACTCTTAACCTATACGCTTATGTGAGCGGTGGTGATGCGACGGTTTCATTTATAATTTCTGTGTATAATATAAATTCTCCATATACAAAAACACCTATTGTAGCAGGCAGTCCACATGTTATAATCAATAATGTTGGTGGACCGATAGTTCTTTATACAATTTTAGCGCCTGGAGCAGCGGTGCCGTTTGATTATGGAAGCGGTGATAGAATATTAGCAGAGTTAATTTGTGAAAGTATAACAGGAACACCTGATTTAATTGTTGATTATGAATATTTAACTGCAGGTAATGGTTATAGTTTTATACAAACTACATTAATACCTCAAGGTGCAACAGGAGCACAAGGCTCCGTAGGTTCTCAAGGTCTTATAGGTGTAACAGGATCACAAGGCAACACAGGAGCTCAAGGTCTTAATGGAGTAACAGGTTCTCAAGGCAACACTGGAGCACAAGGAAATACTGGAGCACAAGGCAACACTGGATCACAAGGAAATACTGGAGCACAAGGTCTTATAGGTGTAACAGGTGTAACAGGAGCACAAGGCAACACAGGAGCACAAGGTCTTATAGGTGTAACAGGTGTACAAGGCAACACAGGAGCACAAGGTCTTATAGGTGTAACAGGTACACAAGGAAATACTGGAGCACAAGGCAACACAGGAGCACAAGGTCTTATAGGTGTAACAGGTACACAAGGAAATACTGGAGCACAAGGAAATACTGGAGCACAAGGAAATACTGGAGCACAAGGAAATACTGGAGCACAAGGTCTTATAGGTGTAACAGGAGCACAAGGAAATACAGGAGCACAAGGCAATACAGGAGCACAAGGTCTTATAGGTGTAACAGGAGCACAAGGCAATACAGGAGCACAAGGTCTTATAGGTGTAACAGGAGCACAAGGCAACACAGGAGCACAAGGCAATACAGGAGCACAAGGTCTTCAAGGTCTTCAAGGTCTTATAGGTGTAACAGGAACACAAGGTCTTATAGGTGTAACAGGTGCACAAGGCAACACAGGTCTTATAGGTGTAACAGGAGCACAAGGCAACACAGGAGCACAAGGTTTCCAAGGTACAACAGGTCCCCTTGGGGTAACAGGACCAGCTCAACCAAATTTTTATACAAATTATACAATTACACAAATAACTGGTCCAACAGGGTTTAATATTCCATCATTAACAACAGACCCAAATTATTATAATGTGTATCAAGTAGATACAACAAATGGTCCAATAACTATAAATTTGCCATTAATATCTAGTTTAGATAATAGTCAAAAACGAATACATAATATTGTTGACAGCGCAGGACAACTTTCAAATAATAATCTTATTATTGGTACAACTGGAGGAGATACTATTGGAGGAGAATCTTCCGCAACAATAGTAGTTGATTATTCTTCGGTTCAAATAATGTCAAACACAACCGATAAATGGTTAATAATTTAATATAACTCTTGCCACGAAATGGTTCCAAAAACGTTTGATGAACCTGAATTAGATACAAAAGTAGCAGTTAAAACAACAATATCTGAATCATTTGTAATATTTGAAGTAACTTGTAATACTTGATTTGTAAAAACATCACCTAAAGATGAAAGTGTATTTGTTCCTCTTCCATAAAAATATCCTTGGTCTAATGTGATAGCGTTCGTATTATTATATCCAGTAGCAAGATTAGGAGCATATTGAGCAACACTATAACTATTATTTACATTCGTCCATGTTGGTTGTGTACCTAAATAGGTTCCGGCAAGAAAATATTCTAATTTATATAAAATTAAATCATTTGTAGCTGAACATATCATTGATAAGTCTTTCGGAATTATATTTTGATGGTAATAATTGGGATTAGCTACATTTCCCCTTAAAAATAATATTGGTTCTTCTACATTTGCTGCTATTGCAACAGGAGTTGGCGATCCAGTTGATATTGAGAATGGTCTTCCTAATGGAGAATATCCTCCTTCACTAATAACAGTTGAGCAAATTTGAGTAAAATTATTAGCAGGTGTTGCTGTAGGAGAACTATTATGTATAGAATAACATATTGGTAAATTAATAGTATTTGTATAAGGTTCGGTTAGAATATTAATATTTGTAACCTGGTGGCAATATTGAATTTTACCGTAAACATAAAACCCAAAGCGAACTCTTCCAACTCCTAACCATTCCATATCCATGACGAATAATTGCGTTTTTGTAAAATCTAAAGTTAATCCAGAAAATCCTGTTCCATTCAATTTATCAATATTCCAATCTGCTTGAACTATAGTGGTTGTTGTATTATTTTTAATATTAACTGAATATACTCCTCCGCTATGTTGAAAATAGAATCCATTTCTAATAAGCAGAGGATTTGTTAAAGGAACTACATTATCAAAATATCCGATTCTTGTAGTATAGTTAGCATTTCCAGGGTATAATATTCCACTAGACATGAATAATAATGATTTACCTGGTTGATATATACAATAATTTCTAGTTTGACTTATATAGTATCCAGCACCCAACGTGTTGATTACTAATTTAGAGTTTCCATAAGTTCCAGTATATGAACCACTAGCATCACTAGTTATTTGTAAATTATTTTTTATGAAATTAGCAGAACCGTCAGTTTGTCCAGGAAAACGAATATCTATTAATGTAGTAGGATAAGAAACTCTTAATCTGGCAAATGCGTCTAAAGTACCTTCAACATTATTATCAAAAACAGATATTGATGTATTTTGTGTTATTGAACTATCTAAATCAGTGCTTAAACGTGAAGTTATATTAAATGTTCCGGGAGAAGATGAGTTATTATAAATAATTCTGTAATATTTTTTAATTATTAAATAATTTTTGGTGAAAATATTAGTTGAAAAATATGTATCTGTATATGGTGTTAACCAGATTGAATTATCGTCGGAAAATTGTATTTGAATACCTCCTGCAAATGAATCAGTTGTGCTATTAACAGTTAATATCAATGTATTATAACCAGTTGTTATAGTAGAAACTCCATTAAATGATACATCAGAAGAAGAAGTAATAGTGTTATTATTATCAGTTTGTGTTAAAACTTGAGGTGTAAATGTCATATTAATATAATAAATAAATATTATATTTTTTTAAAGTGGATATATATATGTCGACCAATTATACACAATATTTAGGAGCGAAAAGATGTTGTGATTTGAAAGTACAAGGTCCTCAGGGACCTCAAGGTGTGACGGGTCCGGTTTCTATAGGACCAATGGGTTACCAAGGTGTCACAGGTAGTCAAGGATATCAAGGTGCGACAGGTCGTGGTTGTGCCGGACCTACTGGAGCACAAGGACCTCAAGGACCCGCAGGTGGAGCACAAGGAGCAACGGGAGCACAAGGTCTTCAAGGGGAAACAGGTGCACAAGGTGCCGCAGGTACAACAGGTGCACAAGGATTTCAAGGAAACACAGGAGCACAAGGGTTTCAAGGCGCAACAGGTCCCGTAGGTATAACAGGAGCACAAGGTGCAACAGGTATAACAGGAGCACAAGGTCTTCAAGGGGAAACAGGAGCCCAAGGATTTCAAGGTGCAACTGGCGCAAGTCAATGGACACCGATGAACGGACTCGGAATAACAGGTGGTGGATATACTGGTATTGGTGTAACAGGACAAGACGTGCTTATATATGGTAATTTATTAGTAACAGGTGGAATAGACCCAACTTATTTAGCCTTAACACCGCAAGCAAGCGGTCCACAAGGTTTCATTAATCCTTTATGGGTAGATAGTGTAAATGGAAATGCTTTAAGGTCAGAGAAATTATTAATAAATACTGGGGTCACTGGACAGAACGCTACAATGGGGACAGGTAATCTAACCATTAATAATTCTCTCGGAACTGGAACATCTGCTTCCTTATTAACACTTAACCAGACCACTACTGCTGGTATTTTATACACCGAGAAATACAATCAGAGAAATACAACAAGCGGAACTTCTATCCAAGAGAGTTATTACGCAAAGTCGGGATCAACAAAGACCGAGTTCGCAAGGGTGAGATTAGATACACCAACCTCTACCAGCGGACAATACGTCATTTCGGTCAATCAGGCGGGAGTATTGACTAATTATCTGACTTGTAATGGGAGCGGTGGTAGTCTTGAGATGAACGCACCTTTTCTTGATATGGCGTCGCACCCTATCCTTGCCGTGACGACAATTACAGACATTCAATCACTTCCCTTTTTACCGCAAGGCGATATTACAGCAAGTAGTAATAATCCTACTCTGATTACTGCTTACAACAACAACCATCAGGTATTATTGAGAGCATCACCAGTCCCCGTTATTGATAGATTAGACCAGCAATCCCAATTTGTTTCGGGTGCGGTTCGGTGTTCGTGTGAAGGTTCTCCTGTTTCTTTTGGAGCGACGCAGTGGTTAGGGACACCTAATGGTGATGTGTATATGTATGACGGAGCAAATTGGACACTGGTTGCTTCATTTACAGGCACCGCTGGAACTATTAATGCCCTTTTTTATAATTCTCCGAACGACCGCCTCTACATCGGTGGGTCATTTACGGATTGTACCTATCCAAGTGCCGTCCCCAATTTGAATAATGTGTGTTATATCCAAACACCGAGCACCACGCCAACAATCCCTACGCAGATGGTATGGGCGGGAGGAACTAATGCTGGGTTCAACGCCCAGTGTAATGCAATTGCTGGTGACGGCACTGGTGACTACGTTTATTTCGGAGGCAACTTTAATTATACAACCGGTAACGTCATTCAACTTCAATATTTCGGGTGCTACCAAGAAAGCACCAATACAATCGTTCCTATTAATAACCAACTTGGTGACGGTTTTGATAACCAAGTTTATAATTTAAACTATATTGCGGGGTCGCAAGTAATGTGTGCTACTGGAGATTTTACAACTCTGGTGTCTGGTGGGGGGAGTTTTATCAGTCAATATTGTATTACTTTTACGATTTCTAATAATGTTGTTAGTGCTATAAATATTCTTGATGGTGCTACTACATCATTGTCGTCCTCCATTCAGGGATACGACTTGATTGATAATAATGGTTCTAATTTCTTCGTCGGACTTGGAAATCAATCATATTACAATGGTGCTAATACTATTAATTATTTAATGAACCTATCCGCATCCGCAATATCGGGGACGGACGGAGCAAATCTTTATTCTGACGCTATTGGTAGTTTTTTCTTTAATAGTTCTGCTGGATATGTAGAGGCGGTTACTGCTGGTTCTTACACATTCTTCCAGAATGGTTCCCCTTACGCTGTAATACCCTTTCAACCATTTTTATTCAGGTTCTTTAGTTCGGGTCTTGCTTATTTTAACAAACAGGTCGACGGGACGCAGTGGGCATTTACGGGAAGTTATACTAATCAATTTACCCTTTCGCCTGGGCGAACTATTATATATGGGGGGGTCACATTTTCTGGTGGTGTTAATACCAGTGCTAATCCTTTACTCGGAAGCAATCTTCTCCTCAATTGGAATACGGCATACTATATTGTTGTCGGGACACCGCAGAGTGTCGGTGCTTGGTCTTTCTTTTAAATCTCTGATTATATAAATGCTTCTCTTTTTGTTTATCCTTTTGTAATACTTTTTATTTATTTCATTTAAAAAAGTATTTTTATTTATTTCATTTAAAAAAGTATTTTTATTTATTTCATTTAAAAAAGTATTTTTATTTATTTCATTTAAAAAAGTATATATATATAATAAAATGGCAAATACCAGATTTAATTACGATGACGCTAGAACAATCAAAAAATTGCAACAACAAACAGACCCTGGGCGCTGGATATTAAACGTGCCTGGTAATGGTGCGGACCCTTGCTACATAGAAGACCCACAAATCATTATTCAAAAATGGGGCGCGAATTTAAGGACAAATACAATTAATTTAGAAAGTGAATTACGTGGTGCGAACAAACCATTAAGTCGTGATTGTTTAGGAAAAGACGAATATAAAAATTTCAATGTTAGCAACGAGGCGATTAAATACCCTACTTGCAACAATTTGTTTACTGACCAATCGAGAGCAACTAATCCAGCGTGGTGGTATCGTGATGTAGAGCAAACAGATTGGTATTATCCACCTTTAAATCCTCAGGAAAATACTTGTTTGCCTTTTCAAAATAATTTGAGTACTCGAGTTTTAGAGAAAGATTATTTTACACCCAAGAGAGATTGTATGATTGCCGAAACTACTAGTTATTTACCATCGAGTTATAATTTGATTCGAGGTAGTTATGTAGGAGGACCAAATACTTGTGCGCAAACAAATTCATGTGCTTCATCAAAGAAAGCATAAAAATAATAATCTAGTAACATTATTTAGATTATTATTAAATATCTTTCTCTCAGTATAAATTTAAAAAATAAAATAGTTTATATATATAATAATGGAATTAGCGATACCTTTAATAGCATTAGGTGGCATGTATATAGTATCAAATCAAACACCATCAAAATCATGCGGTCCAGAAAATGGCAAAACACAAAAAAACAATCAAGAGAATTTTATGAGTATGGGTGCAAATCGCAATTATTTGCCAAATACAAATATCCCGCCTCAGAATTTCCCTGTTTCAAATATTAATCAACTCGTCGACACGGTCCAAGAATATCCTAACCCAAATGCGGCAACTGATAAGTATTTCGACCAAAATGCGTATCAACAAAGAGTCCGAAATAACGCGCCCGTCGGACAAAACCCCCAACAAATTTATTCAATGACCGGCAATTATTTAGAGTCGGAACAATTTAAACACAATAATATGGTGCCTTTTAATGGCGGCAAAGTGAAAGGCAACACATATGACGTAAATATCGCTGAATCCGTTTTAGACAACATGATTGGTTCCGGTTCGCAAACCATCAAAAAAATAGAGCAAGCACCGCTATTCAAACCAGAAGACAATATGCAATGGTCGTATGGAGCTCCCAACAACAGTGACTTTTATCAATCCCGCGTGAACCCCGGTATGAAAAATAATAATATCAAACCATTTGACAGTGTTATGGTGGGACCCGGTTTAGACAAAGGTTATTCTTTGGAAGGCACAGGTGGTTACAATTCGGGAATGGAGGCTCGCGACAAATGGATGCCTTATACTGTGGATCAATTGAGAGTGTCGACAAATCCCAAGTTGGAATACGAGTTGACGAATCACGAAGGTCCCGCCAATTCATATATTAAGAACGCGGCGTCGACGCAAACAATGGGACGCGTGGAGAAACAAAGACCGGATACATATTTTATCAATAGTCAAGACCGTTGGTTAACCACGACCGGTGCCGAAAAGGGCGAAACATTGCGTTCTATTCAAGAAATGGGAATAGTAAAGCGTAATGATGTTGTCGTAGACTACATGGGTCCCGCTGGCGCAGCAGATAGAAAAGCGGCGTATGCTCCGGAAAATTTCGAGAAAAGTAAACGTCAAGAGTCGATGACTTGTGGTGTTAATCATTCGTCGGCACAGCGTCGTGGTCCCAGCACAGATGCTGAAAATTTTTTGCGCAGTCACACAAATTATGAAAATAATCGATCTACCGTGAAACAAACGGACACTTATAGAAGCGGATTTGGTGGCGCAATTGGCGCGGTTATTGCTCCGATAATGGATATGTTTAGACCAACTCGCAAAGACGAAACAATCAATAATATTCGCATTTATGGTGAGGCGACGTCGTCAGTGCCAAGTAGTTATGTTATTAATCCTTTGGATACCACGACCACGACCATTAAGGAAACAACATTATACGCACCGTCCTTTAACATTAATAACCAAAAAGAGGGCATCTATGTTAATAATGCCACACCTGGTGAAATGACGCAAAGAGAGACGACGAGTGTTAATTATATTGGCACGTCTGGTGGCGCGGCAACTGGTTATGGTGACATGAGTTATGAATCTGCTTATAAACAACATAATAATGACATTAAATCGTCGACTGTTATGAATCGACCGAATCAAGGCGGTACTCAAATCTTTAACCAGCAAATGAATTTGACCAATTTGAGGAGTGATAGTGACCGATTTGATGGCAGAGTGAATCCGGCAATATCGGTGACGCCATTGCCACCATCGGCACAAACATACGGTGCTCTCAGTGCGCCGCAATATTACAATGAGAACGCTGGTTGTGACCGCATACAACCTGACATTTTGAACGCTTTTAGAAATAATCCTTATACTCATTCGCTCACGACGGCAGTTTAAAGCGTTTTTACACCTTTTAACCTTTGAAATGCCGATTTATATATCATACTTCTGCTTCGCAGAAGTATTGAATATAACAAAGGCAATTTATCGGTTACAAAGTAACAGTTGCCTTTTCACATTAAAATACGCCGTCCCAAAGGGTCGGCGTTTGAAATGTAAAAAGGTGTAAAGAAGCAACTGGTTAAAGGTCTGGAGGCGACTTCTTGTGATCAAGAAATCTACAATTATACTTGTATTGCAACCATTGTTTATTCACAAAGTCATAATGTAAATGTAGTGGTGATAAATTTGAAGGAGTCACAATGTCTCGTGTATCAATGAGATCTCGAACATCAATTTTATAACTATTTTTTTTATTTACGCAAACAGACCAAGGTTTCATACATTGACAAAAAATATGCTTCTGAAATTTCATCATAATTATATAAAAATATATCAAAATATATGTTTATATTGGTTTCACAATATTTATTTTCAAATGTAATAGTTAATAAATATAAAAAATATAAAAATATTAATTACGTTCTATTAAAATATAAAAACACCTATTATATTTTAAATAAGTGCGCATATAATGTTAAATATTCATCAAACTATAAAAGATAAATTGGATTTTTTTCACGCAAATCATAAAATACCAAATTTGCTTTTTCATGGGACAACAGGTAGCGGCAAACGAACAATCGTGCGCGATTTTATACACAAAATTTACGACAATGATCGCGATAAAATCAAATCATTTGTGATGTATGTGAATTGTTCGCACGGAAAAGGCATCAAGTTCATTCGAGACGAATTGAAATTCTTTGCAAAGACCCATATTAATTCAAATAGTGGCAATACTTTTAAAAGTATCGTGCTGCTAAACGCGGATAAATTGACGATCGACGCTCAATCCGCACTACGTAGATGTATTGAATTGTTCAGTCACAATACGCGGTTTTTTATTGTTGCGGAGGACAAATATAATTTGATGAAGCCAATATTGTCGCGATTTTGCGAAATTTATGTGCCTGAACCGGTTATAAATGGCGCAATTGTTAACCTTTACAGATACAATTTGAATAATTTGTTTAATATGAAGGATGTGAAAACGGTGCGAATGGACACATTGAAAAAGGAATTAGTAAAATCAATGAATAAAAAAATAACGCTGGAACAGTTGATGGCACTTTGTTCAAAATTGTATGAAAAGGGATATAGTGGTTTAGATATAATTCAGTTATTGGAAAACCACAAGTTTCTAGAAACGTCGCTTTCCGTGGAAAAACGATATGAATTGCTAATAGCGTTTAACCGTGTTAGAAAAGAATTCAGAAATGAGAAATTGTTGATATTATTTATTTTAAATTTTGTTTTTTTGAGTTCAGAATTGTCTTTAGAAAATATCAGTTTTATGTAATATGGATGATTTTAACGTAAGTTCGCTTCACGAATCGAAGAATGAATGGGGTGCCAGATTGATTACCATTTTGACGCCACTAGTCATTGATGGATACAAATCTATTTTAGACGAAGCCATTAAACTGTGTAAGGACAATGGTGAAATGGACAAATATTTAATGACATTTCAAAATTTCATTTCGAGAATCCCCAAATGGAATCAAACAATTATTGAAACCGAGCGAAAAAGAATTTGCGATAAATCTGGTTGTTCTTATTTAGAAGATTTAGTCACTTGTGTTCACATTATTCAATTGAAGATTCTTACTGCTATGCGTGTAGGACAAAAACAGAAAAAGATCGATATCAAAGTTCCCAAGTTGGATGATTTTATTCACAAGACGTATATCAATGTAGCGCGAAAAGTGTATAAAAATGTGTATTTATTTGAAATTGGTATTCCGCCTTTAAATATCCAAAAGAACCACAGAGAGTTAGAAGTAATCGTCCAAGAATGTATTTTAAATACACTAAGAGAGAGTATTCCAGTTGAAGCAATCTTGAAGGCGTACATGGATGAAACCATTGAAGAAGATGTTGTTGAAGAAATTAAGGAACAAATTATTGAGAAACCAATTAAAAACGATGAGTCGCGACAAAATGGTGGTGGTGTCAGACAATTAACTGACACACGCCAGCAGCAAAATATGTTAGCAAATAATGTAAATAAAGTAGGTTTCAATGATATTGATTATGTTTCTACGAGTGATGGAAAAATTGAAAACGTAGTTGTGCCAAAAACATATGAAAATCTGGATTATATTAGCAATATGAGAGCAGAACAGCGAAGACTAGAAGAAGGAAACAGTGATGACGATGATAATATTAGATTAAATATATCAGATATAAATGTAAATCCCGAAACTTTAGGTCTATTATCCATCGAAGAACCAAAAATGGATTTATTGCCAGATTTATTATTGGATGATATCGAAGTTTTAGAATAAACAAAAATTGCGTAAAAAGATAAATAATATATACAATAAGTATTTTAAATGGATAATATATTTGTTATTGCGGCAATAGTGTCCGTTATTTTTATTATAGCAAAATTTATTGAAATGCGGTTTATTGAAAAAGAGTCAAAACCGTTGAAGTTGTTAATTCGCGATGCGCTTTTAGTATATGTCAGTGTTGTAATGGGTTATTTTATTTTAGGTCAGTTGAAACCGATTATTCAAGATGGTGGAACTGTTGTGGCGCCACCAGTTTTCACAGGTAATCCAGATTTTTAAGTGTAAAATTAGTAAAAAAGTATTTATTTTATTAATTTTATTTAACGCCCTGTCCATACCTTGATAATAAAGTTTATATTCCCTTTTTTGACATCATTCAAATATTGTTCAAATGTATAACCCCATTTTTGATTTTGATGTATATTTCCAAAAATAGATTTTTTGTGTAAAATCGCAGAATAGTTTGTAAAAAATAGGATTCCAAGTATTCTCTCTAAACAACATCTATCAGACCTACATAAAATTTGATTTACCATATTTGTAATAGAATATTTATGTTCTAAACTTATAAGAAAGTCTAGGTTTATAAAAGATTGACAACCAAAACAACCATACCATTTTTCTTTTTTCAAATTCCCCAACAACAAAACATCTGGCGAAATGATGCGTTTAATTTGTTCTGAATTTTTCAAAGAACGTGTTATTTCTAAAGACCTTGTGTAGTTTTCAGCGTCTTCATTAAAATGCCATAACGGTAACACATTGACACCAATTAATTTTTCAAAATTGACGCGAGTATGGAAAAAAACACTGTCGTGAATAATGACCGCATTGTCGAAAAATTTGCGTTTAATATAGTAATAATACGGGAGAAGTTCGCCGCGACCATGAAATTCGGATTGTATAATTTCAATATTTTCATAATTATTAAAAGATATTACAAGTTCTTTCACACTGTTATCATCTATAATCACGATTTTTCTGTATGGATAAAAACGCCGAATACATTGAATACAATTGTTCCAATATTTATTGGTTAATTCTGAATTAACATGTCTTGTAATAATAAAACCATAATCGTTCATTTATAATATATAAAATTATATTATAAATCAATAAAAAATCAATAAAAATCAATAAAATAATGAATAATCTAAATCAAAACCGGTATTTTGTCTATATCTATTACATCATTTGGTAATGGTCCTCTACAATGTGCGTACGCCTTGAATTCAGGACGATCTAATTGTGCTTGAGGTGTGTGATTATGAACACAACGCGCAATCATTTTATACAATTTGAAATCTGGATATCTGTCTTGTCCGTTGTTTTTATATAACACATTAATACCTTTATCATCAAGACACCACTCAACAATAAGACGCTTAACTGTGTCACATTTGGTAAGGTCTTTAACCTCCGACATATCTTCTACAACATAATCAAAAATAGAACAGGCCAATCGGCATAAATCAAAACTGTAATTGGGTTCCAATCTTGGTTTATTTTCGTTAAAATATGGTTCGGTATTGTATTGCGTGGCGGCGTCATTGCCGATTTGGAAACTATCGCTGCAAAATAGTTGACCATTGTATTTATAAATGCTTCTGCCAAAATCAATGATTTTAAAGATTCTGCCAAATGTTGGCACCTTATAGCATTGATTTTTGTAGCAATAGTAAATAAATTTTTTATCAGTGTAATTATACATTACGTTATTGGAATGCAAATCATTGTGAGTGAAAGCAAACGATTTTTGGTATGTTATTAAAATCATTATGATTTGCATAAATGCAGACATCCATTCTTCTTCTTTTAAATCATTTGATAAAATTAAATCGTCAAATGTATTTTCACAATACTCCATACAAATAACTTGAACTGGTAACTGTGGTATAGTTGCGTTTATTCTCTCTTCTTCGAAACTTTCGTCGTCGGATTCCCATTGTGTGTCGTCGTCTTGCTCCAATAGTGAATTATTTTGCTCATTATTTTGCTCATTATTTTGCTCATTATTTTGCTCATTATTTTGCTCATTATTTTGCTCATTATTTTGCTCATTATTTTGCTCCACTTTTTCTAAAAGTGGATCTAAAAGTGGATCTAAAAGTGGATCCAAAAGCGGACAGTCGTCACAATTTTCACCGTCAACTGTATAAGATGTTCTAGACGAACACGTTGAATTTGATTTTAACGAAACTTTATTGTCATTTTCATTTGTCATATTGGAATTTGTAATGTCTATTAATTCAGCGTAATTACCGCCTTTTAAGTCTTCCAAATTCACCAATTTGTTATCATCATTAAAGACATCCTCAAATATTTCATTGTCGAAAGATTTAATAGATATATTTGATTTAACCGACATATTATGGTCAATTTTAATTGGTTGTAATTTGTTCTCTTCATTTTTAAACTGAAATAAATGTTCATAATCATCCACTTTAAACAACACATTCTTGTTTTTATTAAAAAAATCTGAATTATTTAAATAATCAATATCATCGTAAATATTCAAGACAAAGTCATTTTTAATAGCCAAAAAAGAACCGTAATAGTCGACCCCATGATGAAAATTATTTTCGTAAATCAGATTACTAGAGAGAAATAAAAATAGACCATCCACATATGCCGAATTATTCATATCCAATATTTTACTGTTACATTGTGTTTCGTCTGAATTGATACTTGGTAGATTCAAAATTTTGTCGTCATTATTGTATTTCCCAATTAAATATTTAAAAGGATCTAATAAAGGCGCCAGTTTAAAAAACACTTCCTTGTCTTTAACCTTGTTGGTATTGATGTTTTTAACGCGGCAACTATATAATCTATTGTAGTCATTTATATCATCTTCACATTCACCTTCACTAACATTTGTGCTTAAAGTTGTAATGTACCATTTGTGGTTCAAATTTATATTATTGTAATTGGTATCATTCAACCTGAAAAATCTGTTATAAATCGGAATATAATTTTGTGTTTTAGAGAGAAACAACGACGACGGACTTTCTAAACCTTTGAAAAGTTCAGTGTTTTTCCTTTTTTGATAATTTATATTTATCATTATTAGGTATTTAATATATAAATTATGAGTTTTTAACTTATTATTTGCGTAAAGTATTTATTTCTCTCTTAATGTCCATTTATAAACTATATTTGGGTTGTTACATTAAGAGATAATTATATGCAATGCGTTTTTAATTCTATTTAAAATTTTATATTATATAATATATGACGCTTGAATTAAAGAAATTCGATATGAAAAGCATTAGTTTCAAACCGAATGAAAATAAGGGTCCCGTTGTTGTGTTAATCGGAAAGCGTGATACCGGTAAATCTTTCTTGGTCCGAGATCTGCTTTTTTATCAACAAGAAATTCCCATCGGGACTGTCATTTCGGGAACAGAAGAAGGAAACGGATTTTATGGAAAAATGGTCCCCAAATTGTTCGTCCACAATGAATACAATAGCGCCATTATTGAAAATATCTTGAAACGACAGCGTACCGTGTTGAAACAAATCAAAAAGGAGATGGAAACGTATAAACGCAGCACTATCGATCCTCGAGCCTTTGTCATTTTAGATGACTGCTTATATGATAACACTTGGTCACGCGACAAATTAATGCGACTCCTGTTCATGAACGGTGAAGGTTTGCCGGAGTCATTTTAAAAGAATGGCTAGTTTAGTGCTTATTAGCATTAAGCAACACGTCCAAATTGCGGAGACGTCTTGTAAGGTTTATACTACTAAATTATTGTAGAAATATAATAATGGCTTATGCTAATCACATAAGGTATAGTAAAAAGGTATAAAATAGAGATAACCCGCAGCTCGTCACCTAAGTCCGCTATCGGTAAGGATATGGTGATAGTTCAACGACTAAATGCCCGTGGGGTTGAGAAGTCTAACCAACTTCGATGATACCTTAAGATATAGTCTAAACCCATTCGAGAGAATGTTATGCCCATTTAAAAAGCATAGATTTAATGATTTTAGAAGGAAATGTCTAAATGAAAATGGTATAAATTGAGACATTGGAAAGTAATGTTGGTGATAACAATGCAATATCCTCTTGGTATTCCACCCACACTGAGAACCAACATAGATTATGTTTTTATTCTTCGAGAGAATTACATAGCAAACAGAAAGAGAATATATGAGAATTATGCGGGTATGTTCCCAACATTTGAGTCCTTTTGTCAAGTGATGGATCAATGTACCGAAAATTATGAGTGCCTAGTGATAAATAATAACTCCAAATCGAACAAATTACACGATCAGGTCTTCTGGTATAAAGCAGACAGTCACGGTGACTTCAGATTGGGGTCAAAAGAGTTCTGGGAATTGTCGAAGGGACTCAAAGATGACGACGAAGAGGAACAATATGACCCAAATTCGGTTAAAAAACGCGGCGCAGGACAGAAAATCAGCGTGAAAAAGGCGAATAAATGGTAGAAGCGTTTAACCTTAAGGTTAATATAGATTTGGTTATATAATTCTTGCTTTCTCTTTGGAGAAACACTTTATTTTTAATTAAATTGATTTATTTTAATTAAATATTATTAATATAATACAATAAAATGAGTTTATATACGCGAAACATAGAGGAAATATTACATTTATCTAAAAGTAAAGATACACTAGTTCATAATTTAAAAAAAAATTATAAAGAAAATATTCACTACATTATTGAAAAAAATAATTATAATAATATAAAAAAATATGGAGGTCACAATAAAATTAATTATCTTCTTACATAGGAAGCATTTGAATTGTTTAAAAACTCATATAATTTAAGAATTAGATATAATTGTAAATATTAATGATAACATAAAACAAATAAATTTATGTATGCCTATTGAAAATCAAACTATAGGATTTATTGAAAATTCATATAAGGATATTTTAAATGTAAAACGTCAATTTAATATTGGAAAATATAGAGCAGATTTATATTTTATAGATTATAAATTAGTAGTTGAATGTGATGAATTTAATCACACAGATAGAGATGAAATTAAAGAAAAAATTAGAGAAGAATATATTTTATCATTAGGGAATAAAATAATTAGATATAATCCTAACCAAAAAGATTTTGATTTATCTAATGTTTTGAGAGAAATAAACATAATATTATTTTCAAAAAGTGTATAAGAGAGAAGACAAAACCGAAATCTTACTTGCTACATGGGATACAATTGCAAAAGCGGCGCTATCCGAAGGCATTTCCACTGCTAGAATGAGTCGCTGTGTTAAAAATAAAATTATAATAGACGATTATTATTATAGTGTTATTTAATCATTAATTTACTTTATTAATTTTAAATAAGGTAAAATATATTTTAAACTTTCAATTTTATTATATTATATTTGGTTTTACTTTTTACATCTTTTCTTACATGTGGATTTTTTTACTCTTTGTTTTGCTCTGGATTTTATTCGTCTTCTTCTTTTTGACTTTTTACCGCCTTTAAAAATATCAAATATAGATTTTTTAGGTTGTAAAGGTTGTAAAGGTTGTATCTCAAAATTAGAATTCAAAAAAGAACCATCTTTTCCTTTTTTTGATTGAAGATCATATTTTTCAATTGCTTCATCTGAAGGAACTAAGTATTGTTTTTTTCCATAAGTTTCAGTTTGAATAGTCCATAAAGGTTCACTCCATAAAGGTTCACGAATATTTCCTGTTATTTTATATATTAACAGGTCAACTATATCACGTAATTCGTCTGATATATAACCTAATCGTAGTGTTTTATTTAACGCATTATCTATTTGGTTATCATCAAATGTATTTAATAAATTTGTAATAGTTGTGTTTATATATTGGTCTGTGACATCAACCGTTGTAAAATTATTTAATTTTTCCATTCTACTAATTTTCGGTCCATTCTCATTAAATACTGTAGCAACTCCTCTTAAATAATTATAAAGTCTTTCTCTATTATTATTCATTTTAAATTATATATAGAATATAATTTAATTTAATCAACTTTTGCTCCACTTTTTACACGCAGTTATGAAAAGTGGAAGATTTAATCCATTTTTTCCATCGAGTCATCTTTCTTATTCGCAAAAGGACCACTAACAAGTTGACTCTGACCATTATCCGTCTTGCCAACCACAATGTTCTCTCCTTCAAACAACTCCATTTGAATGTCCGCGGAAGAAATGTTCCCACCCGACTCTTGATTATTGACACCAATTAGATTACCCTGCTCGTCTATCGACTGCGTCAATGAGTTACCCGATTTCTCCGCATTCTTGATGTTCTCCTCGATCGCCTTCTTCTTGCTCTCCTTGACACGCTGGTCAAACGCGGACTTGGCATTCGACTCATTCTTGTTTTTCTCGCTCATCAATTGGTTAAGTTCCTCCTCCATATACTCAACACGACCTGTCTTATACGCCTCGGGTTCCCAGGGCATCCATAATCCAACGGGTCCGACCATAATATCGTGATTCGGGTCAATTTCCCTGAGCATTTTACATCTCAACTCCGCCTCCTCAATCGTAGGATAACTGCCCCGAATTTTCAAACCGCGAGTGGTTGTCTGGAAGTTATGTGCGGCGCCGAATTCCTTCTCCAAGGTCTCCTCATTGTTATCAATATAGGTCTTGAAATCGTCTTCCATGCTGGTTTTAGACAAATTGACCTTTTCTTCCTTAACAAACTCTTTGAAATCATTGGAAATATCATCAAATGAAACATTGTATTTGAAGGAAACAAAATTCAAAAACTGGACAAACTTCTCCATCGATTTATTTAAATCCCACTTCTTTAGGAATTGTTCAAAAAAGAACATTTGCTTTTGTTTAATAATATTTTCGGGAGACACAAAAGACACACATACGAATTTTTGCCCGGCAATTGGTTTATCCTCTTCTAATAAGTCAACATATTTGGCGTTGGGTTTACCATTTACAATTTTTCTCTCAAATCCTTTCTTAGCAGAAGTTCTTTCTTTAGAGCGATTCATTTTAATAGAATTAAATAATTATTTTTAAGTTTTTTATCGCATATATTATTTTTTTCTTGATATTTAATATAAATGAGTGGTTTAATTGACGTTGGAGAACTTGCTAAAAGAATCATTAAATACCTGGTTGAAGGTTTGATGGTGGCTATCGCCGCTTATGCTATCCCTAAACGTTCCTTGAATATTGAGGAAATTATTTTGATCGCACTGACTGCTGCGGCAACATTCAGCATTTTGGATACATATATTCCCAGCATGGGTGTGTCTGCTAGATCGGGCGCTGGGTTCGGTATTGGCGCTAATCTTGTTCGTTTCCCTGGTGGGTTTTAAAAGTCTTTTAAAGACGACTGTTTTAAGCAACTGTTTTTTAAAAATCTAACATATTATATTTTAGTCTAAATATAATATATTATGACAAGACGTACTCGTAAAAATAATAGAAAACGTACTCGGAAAAATAGTATTAGAAAACGCAATATTAAGAAAACATATAGACAAAAAGGTGGCACTATTTTTAACCAAGCACAAAGAGAACAACTAATAGAACTTGGTTTTACAGAACAACAAATAACAACATTGCAAACGCGGTTGGGTTATATACCAAGTAACAATGCTATGAATTTAATTCAACAATCTCTTCAACAAGTTAATCCACAAACTGGTCTCCTACATACACCACAAGAAATAATTGATAGTCTTGAAGATGTTGAAGGGAAAACAGACAGTGAATCTGATTCGGATGACGAAAACGATGAACAACCACAAGAAAATGGTCTAGATGACGCTTTTATTGAAGAAGATGGTATAGAAGGCAATCAAGATAATA